ATAAAAATGGAAACGACTAATACTGTTTGGGAACTTAGGATTCCTTGGCACAACCAAAATAACAATTGGTGGAACGAAACATGTGCTGATGTTGTAGAAGTATTTGGTTTACCCGGAGAACGTTATACATATCATCCAAGGTATGAAGATATGGCGTTTTATTTTAACTCTAAAAAGGATTATCAATTATGCAAAATTCTACTTTCAGACAGAATTTAGATTTTTTTACAGTAATGCTATTAGGTATAGTAGTTGTAGCATTTGCTATCTATTGGAATTATACACATCCACATGTGGTTGTTAAGTATGATTGTTCGATATCTGAGATAAGTCCAGATTATCCCATACCAGTTAAAGAAGCTTGCCGTAAACTTCGAGCAGAAAATATATTGCAATCGCCTAAATAAACCTATATAATAGTACAAAGGAACACTTATGACAGAATCACAAACATATAAATTTGAGACAGGGTTAGATGCTATGGCAGGCGACGGCGGTTACGAAGAAGCATATCTAGGAGATCATCTTCGATTTAAAATGAAACGAGAAGGCAAACGCTTTTGGGCTGGCGATAACATCAGCGAATATGTTACAGAAGAATTTAAAGAAAAACTAATCGACGAAGCAACAGAAGCATTTGAAACCGTGCTAGATAGATTGCTTATTGATCGTGAAAACGATCCTAATAGCAAAGGCACAGCTCGTCGCCTTGCTAAGATGTATTTTAATGAAATAATGAGTGGACGCTATGAACCAGCACCAGACGCAACAGCATTTCCAAATGATTCGGCAGACCGTTACGAAGGTATGTTGGTGGTACGTAGCGAGCTCCGCTCTATGTGTAGTCATCATCATCAGCCCGTGGTTGGTGTTGCTTATATTGGCATTATTGCCGCTCAAAAACTTATCGGATTATCTAAGTACACAAGAATCGCACAGTGGTGTGCCCGACGTGGAACTCTCCAGGAGGAACTTTGTAATGATATTGCTAGGGAAATCCAAAAAGCCACAGGCGCCACAGACTTAGGCGTATACATTCAAATGACACATGGGTGTTGTGAGAACAGAGGAATTATGGCTAAGAGTAGTTTAACACAGACTACAGTATTGAAAGGTGCGTTTAAAGACGACCACGGTACTAAGAAAGAGTTCTTTGACAATATTAAAATGCAACAGGAATACGCTTCAAAATGATAGTTCCGATGACTGCTACCGATACGTTAGCACTATTAGGTACTAATTTTGTGTCTGCATTTCAATCAGAAATGGATGCTATCATGGCACCATTACGTAAACATATTGCACTAGGTCGCCCATTAAGTATGGGTAAAGAACTTTGGGAATATGTAGTTTCCGACAGTATTCCTGGTGCTGTTTGGAATGGTGCTGGTCATAGTTTGATAGATGTGATGATCACTCCTGGAGTTGGAGGCGATGTTAAAAGTGTAAGCTATGGGCCGACAGCAAAACAAACTACAGAAGCCAGTATGTATCAAAACTTTGATCAAACTGCAAAACAGTTTTTTATTAATAAAGACAAAGCTTCATTATGGGATAGGTATGTTAATGGATGGTTTGCTAAAGCACATTCATTTCAAAAATATTATCTTATAGGAATACTAAGAGAAAAAGCGACTCTAGATTGTAATCTATGTGCATTTGAGGTTACAGATTCAATACCAGCATTTAATGATAATCTATGTACGTTTACTACTAAAATGATGTATATTTCGGGTGTTGCACCGGCAGACTTTATTAAAATAAGATATTATAATAGCAAAAGCAGAATGGAAATTTTGTTTCAAAAAAAATGTTGGACTGATCCGACATATACATTACCAATTTATAAATTTTAATTATGAAAATACAGATACCTGCCGAAGGCATTATGCAAGCTCATGATTGGGGTAAGAGTAAAGTCTACCGAGTTGCTTGTAATTGCGGTGCTTCGGAACACGATCATCATGTATGGGTAGAAGCCGACAACCGAGGTGAAGTCAGTCTTACTGTTTATACAACTGTACGAAGCAATTGGTGGAGTAAAACTCGCTGGCATGCTATTTGGACATTGTTAACTAAAGGCTATGTCGACACAGAGTCTACTCTAATTATGAATAAACAACAAGCATTTAACTATGCTCATACATTATTGAGTGCCGTCGAAGATGTAGAACAATTCAAAGAGGAACAAGATGCAGAACGCTAAACAAATAACTGATGAACTAATTTACCGTATGAAAACTACAGACCTAAATAAGTTTGAGATCAAACGTGAAGTAGGCGACAACTGGATTCCAAATGGAACTGTTCCTTTTGATATTAGTGCTAGCAAAGGTATCGCTACATTTACAGTATGGGCAGAAAGCATACAAGATGCAGAAGATCAAGTAACACAATTTTTAGAGAAAGACGAAGATGAGTAAAATTAAAATCGCAGAATTATTTTATAGTATACAAGGCGAAGGACGGTACATGGGCGTTCCTAGCGTGTTCCTTAGAACTTTCGGCTGTAATTTCCGCTGTGCAGGCTTTGGTATGCCACGCGGTGAACTGAGTACAGAAGCTGAAGACGTTGCTACAGTAGTACATCTATATAACAAATATGAAGAACTTCCTTTGGTTAGTACAGGGTGTGATAGTTATGCTAGCTGGCATCCTAGTTTTAAAGATCTTAGTCCAATGCTTACTACAGGTGCCATAGCAGATCGTATTATGGAAATTCTTCCATATCATCAATGGCAAGACGAACATTTAGTTATTACAGGCGGAGAACCGTTGTTAGGTTGGCAACGTGCTTATCCTGACTTGTTAGATCATCCTAATATGCAGTCATTGAAAGAATTGACATTTGAAACAAACGGAACTCAAACGTTAACCGATGATTTTCAAAGGTATTTGTTAAACTGGCAAAAAAGCGAAGGACAGTTATATGCCAGAGATGTTACATTTAGTGTTAGTGCTAAGTTAAGTAATAGTGGCGAAAAACGTGAAGATGCTATTCGCCCAGATGTATTGCTACAATATCAAGATGTAGGTTATACATATCTTAAATTTGTAGTAGCAACAGAAGATGATGCATATGAAGCTATCGAAGTTATGGACATTTATAGACTTGCAGGATTTACAGGTGCAGTTTATCTAATGCCAGTTGGTGGTGTTGAAAGTGTCTATGCATTAAACAATCGTCGTGTAGCAGAATTGGCTATGAAGGCAGGCTTACGCTACAGTGACAGACTACAAGTGCCTTTATTTAAAAACGAATGGGGTACTTAAATTGAAATTAGTTTGTTTTAAAAATTTTCCTAAAAAAACTCCGTTTGCCCCTGAGTACGAGTACATTATCTATGAAAATTTTATAAACAATATCGATTTTAATAAAATTGCCGAAATAGTACTGTCTAAAGAAAAATCAATAATAGAAAATTACCCATCGACTACTAAAATTAGTATAGATGGGTATACAGGGTTAGGCGATGATAGTCTAACTTCTCGATATTCAAATTTCAATGTGTTTGCATGGAATGAAAGTGAAATACAGAAATTAAAAGAAAAGATTTATGAACACTATATTTTATTTTTAAATTCAGTAAAAGTACCTCAAAGTAAAGTATGGATACAATGTTGGGCAAATGTTTTAAGAAAAGATCAAAAAATTAACCCGCATTTGCATAATGTCAGCCCGTATTGTTATCTAGGAGGGCACGTGGTAGTACAATGTTCAGATACATCTACTCTTTATATCAATCCTATAAACCAAATAAACGATCCGGAAACATACGAAAGTAAAAATGAAGTAGGAAAGATTACATTTTTTCAAAATAGTATTCCACATTATACTACTATGCATACAAGTGATTCAGAAAGAATAACTATAGCATTTGATTTAATTGTAGATGAAGAAGTAGTTTCATCTGATACAAAAAATTTGATTTTATTTGATAACTAAAAATATGAATATTTCTGGGATATTTCCAACACCTATCGGTATTACAGAATTAGGCAGACCGTTTACCGATGTCGAACTTAGTTTTGTTTCTGAATCTTTGAAAAACAATAAACCTAATTCAGGTAATTTAACTAGCGTAGACAATTATGTTTTAAATAAATCCGAAATGAAAGATTTAAATTCTTTTTGCACAGATAGTCTTAATAACTATTTGACAGAAGTAAATCCGCCTAAAGAAGACGGCCCAAGTCCGTATATAACCCAGTCTTGGTTAAATCTTACACAGAATGGCGGTCATCACCATGTACATAGTCATAATAACAGTTTTATCAGTGGTGTATTTTATATAAGTGCAGATATTAATGCAGATAGAATATATTTTACAAATCCAATTACTCAACATTTAACTTATCCTCCAAAATCTTGGAATATGTATAATAGTGGTGATTGGTTTTTTCCGGTAACAACTGGAATATTGTTGTTGTTCCCATCTACTTTGTTACACAGGGTTGATACAAAACGTACAAACGGAGATAGAATTAGTTTATCATTTAATACATTTTTAAAAGGTACACTAGGTTCAGCAGAACATTCTACTGAACTTAAATTATAAGGAGATTTATAATGTTAGAAATGATGATAGCATTACTTATGGTAGCAGTATTAGTAGGAGTTATAATGGTTATGACTCCCGATAACAACTCGGCATGTACCGGTAATTGCAGACAAGGCAGAGATTGCGATTGTATAGGAAAGAAAAATGATTAAAAATTTAATTAAACGAATGTTAGGAATTGATAAGTTGGAGGAAAACTTAAAGGTTCTCAAAGAGATGGAAGCTAAAGCCGTTAGTGCAACTGCCGAAGCGCAACTAGCTGAAACCAAAGCTAAAGAAGAGGAACGTATTGCCAAACTAACGCCAAAGGAACGTGCAACTATTCGTGGTGAACCTTGGGTTAGTGTGTTGGATACACATGTAAACAAGGAAAACATTCGTAATGGCTTCTTTGAGCTTGACTGGAACCCAGAGTTTATAGTACAATTAAAGGCAGCTGGTTATGGTTTTGAAGGCGATCCAGATGAAGAAATTGTGGATCGCTGGTTCAGAGATTTAGCATTGAACATGATTGCCGAAGCTGGACAAGACCCATCACGTGTTAGTGCTGGTTTTATTAATGTAAGTAAATTAGGCGGCGGAAGAGCCGAGGTTCAATGACATATATTGTAGTCGATACTGCTAATACGTTTTTTCGTGCTAGACATGTAGTACAAGGTAGTGCTGATATTAAACTTGGCATGGCATTTCATATTACTTTTAACAGTATTAAGAAAGCATGGCAAGACTTTGGAGGCACACATGTAGTATTCTGTCTCGAAGGTCGTAGCTGGCGTAAAGATGTTTACAAACCATACAAGGCTAATAGGCAAGAAACTCGTGCGGCTATGACACAAAAAGAACAAGATGAAGATAAATTGTTCTGGGAAGCATTTGACGAGTTTAAAAATTTCATTACAGAAAAAACTAACTGTACTGTAATGCGTCATGAAAACTTAGAAGCAGATGATTTGATTGCAGGTTGGATACAAGCTCATCCAGATGCAAAACATGTTATTATTTCGACAGATGGCGATTTTGCACAGCTAATCGGCCCTAATGTAAGTCAATATAACGGTGTAGGTGACTTGCATATTACACACGAAGGAATATTTGATGCGAAAGGTAAACCAGTTAAAGACAAAAAGACGGGAGAGCCTAAGCCTGCACAAGACCCAGAATGGATGCTATTCGAAAAATGTATGCGAGGCGACACCTCCGACAATGTGTTTTCGGCTTACCCGGGAGTTCGTACGAAAGGGTCAAAGAATAAAGTTGGTCTCATGGAGGCATTTCAAGATCGCAAGACTCGAGGATATAATTGGAACAATCTAATGTTGCAACGTTGGGTCGATCATAATGGTGTTGAACACAGAGTTTTAGAAGATTATCAGCGTAATGTACAGTTGTGCGATTTAACAGCACAACCAGAAGACATTAAGACTAAGATTCGAGAAACAATTAAGACTAATGCAGTAGCTAAAGAAGTTAGCCAAGTAGGTATTCGTATGCTCAAGTTTTGCAATGCTTGGGATATGAAAAAGATCGCTGATAACATTCAGCAGTACGCAGAGCCATTTCAGGCAAAATATCAAGGAGAAATTAAATGAGTGCAATTACAGAAAAATTAGTTAAGGCAAACGAGAGCTTTACAATCAATCGTTACGATAATGGATTTATGATTGAAGTCGGCGGACGTGATGACAACGACGATTGGAAAAATGCTAAAGTTATTGTTGGTACAGAAGAAGAACTGATTGACGCTATCAAAGAAGCATTGTCTTTACCATTAGCAGAATAAGGGGATAAACATGGCAACATGGACCGTTAGCACACATTATAAAAAATCTTGTCAAGAAGTTGAATTTTGGGTTCGACGTGAAGGCGAAGGTAAAATTATCACTACTAACGGTTTCCGTTATGGTGAATGGACTGTAGAAACTACAGACGACAATCCTCCAGAGTTTGAGTTTACTTTTGTTCCCGGAGGCGATGGCAAGAAAGACAGCATCAATATGCTAGACTGTGAAGTTAATAATATTGAAAGTGTTGAACTTGTTGAAATGTTTGACGGCGGTTGCTGGTATGATACTGAGTTTGTAGATCTTACTGAAGAAGAGGAAGATGAGCTTCAAGAGTTCATTGATGAAAACAGCATCTACGATTTAGAGGATCGTGACGAAGACGGTTGGTATCAAGATGAAACTGAATGGTGGATCTGGGGACCAATTGAAATTAAAAACGAAGCTGGCGAAACCGTGCGTATTATCTGTGCAGATGCTGACGGCAATGTAGTAGATTTTGTCGAAGAATGAGAGATAAATACGTACATTACTCGGGTGCCGTCAGGGCCCTTGTAATATTAAGGAGAAAATTATGACAGAGATACATGCCAAGCCTATTGTGGATGGTAAGTTTTGGATCGTAGAGCAAGACGGCGCTAAGATCGCAACACTACACAAAAAAGAAAACAATAAATTCATACTGAGCAGTACATCAGGTGAAGTTATGTTTAACAAAAAACAAGACCTTACCAAGCAATTTGGAGAAGGATTCTTTCTAAATAACACCAAAGTTAAAGTTACACAAGCAGAACCTAATGAATGTCACGGTTTCGCTACAAGTGTAAAGCCTTATAACAGTATGTATGATGTAAGACGCAAACTTCCATTGTTTACCAAGAGCAATGCTAGTAAAAGTCTATACTGTGCAGGCTATTATGTAATTAAATTCAATAAAGGTTGGGTTAAGAGCTTTTGTCCTAAGGTTATTACTTTAGAACGCAATGAGTATCGTGGACCTTTTAAAACTGAATTTGAAATGAAACAGGTACTTGCTAATGCAAAATCAGATTAACCTAACACCAATCACAAATCTTATTCAAGTAATCAGAAGTGCTGAACTTACTCAACAAAAAGAAGTAAGAATACCTATTCAAGCGGCTAGGTTGTTAAGTTTAGCACTTGCTGAAATACAAGATAAGCTACTACAAGATTACGAAACATTGTTTAATCAATTAAAAACAAGCCAGGATACCGAAGTTATTAGTGTTACAATGGATGGTGGCGGTTTTGAGGACAAGTAAGGATAAATATATGCGTACATTACCGGGACGCATATTATGTCAAGACCAAAACCAAAGATACTATTAGAACATATCAACAAGAAAACGTACAAAGCCGAACAAGTATTAGAGGCAGAGGCTATCTGGGCAGTATTCTATAAGAACGAGCCTTTTAATCTTAAGTCATTCAATAGCCTTACCAGCTATCCTGGCCCAAAGTACAAAAAAGTTTCTTTCTCAAATCCTGGCCACGCACATAATTTGGCAAAGAAATTGAACCAAACTTTTGGTGTCGATGATTTCCAAGTGGTAATGCTAACTCAAGGCACTATAATAAAATGATAACACGCGATGCCCTAACTAAGATTTTTTTGCAACAATGGGGCAAGAGTACAGATGATGCTAATTTACAACTGTTCAGTCGTAAGTGGTGGCAAAGTACTAGAGCAGGTAAACAAAATAATTTTCGCCTAAGTGAAGAGGGCTATGAATTTTTGGTTCAAGAATTGGATTTGAAAGAATATGAAATTCCGTTTACTGAGCCAATCGAATTAAGTCCCCAAACTATTATATTTTTGGAAAGGTATGTGGATTGCCCATACTACCTAACTCCAATGTCAATCACTGTCTTTTCAGAACGCAAAGGTTTTGAGCTAATGTTGTTTTCAGACGACATTAGAAAATTTGGCATAATTAAAGCCATGAATGAGCGAGAAAAAGAACTCGCTAACACAGATAACAGTTGACATACACTCTAGTTTCCTATACAATACATACTTACACAGCGTTATTTTAAATAACATTTTTTTAAGATAGGAACTAAAATGCCAGAAATTTCCAGCCGTACAGTGGGCCCAAGCGGCGCCAAAAAGTCTTTGCGTAAGGCTTTTAAAAATCAGCGTCCAATTTTCCTTTGGGGTCCTCCAGGTATTGGCAAGTCTGATATTATTAAACAATTAGGCGAAGAACTAGAAGCTCACGTAATTGATGTACGTTTGAGCTTGTGGGAACCTACCGATATTAAAGGTATTCCATATTTTGATAGCAACGATGGTACCATGCGTTGGGCACCTCCTGCTGAATTGCCAAGCAAAGAATTGGCTAAACAACATAAACAAATCGTCTTGTTCTTAGACGAAATGAACTCTGCGGCTCCTGCTGTACAGGCCGCGGCTTATCAATTGATTTTGAATCGTCGTGTAGGCACTTATCACTTGCCAGACAATGTTTCAATTGTTGCGGCTGGTAATCGTGAAACTGACAAAGGTGTTACATTCCGTATGCCTGCTCCGCTGGCTAACCGTTTTGTTCACTTGGAAATGACTGTTAACTGGGATGACTACTTTGAGTGGGCAGTCGAGAACAAGATCCATAAGGACGTAGTTGGTTTCTTGAGCTTCTCTAAAAAGAGCTTATATGATTTCGATCCAAAATCTAGCTCACGTGCTTTTGCTACTCCACGTTCTTGGAGTTTTGTAAGCGAATTGCTAACAGACGATGACGTAGATGTAGATACACTAACAGACTTGGTATCAGGTTCAGTTGGTGAAGGGTTGGCTGTTAGCTTTATGGCTCACCGCAAAATTGCAGGTAAAATGCCTAATCCAAGCGACATTTTGAATGGCAAAGTTAAGAAAATGGACTCTAAAGAAATTAGTGCCATGTATTCTTTGACTGTGTCTTTGTGCTATGAATTGAAAGATTCTTGCGAAAAGAACGTTAAAAACTGGAATGATCAAGTTAACAACTTTTTCGAATTTATGATGAATAACTTTGAAACAGAATTGGTTATTATGGGTACTAAATTGGCTTTGAGCACTTACAAATTGCCATTGGATCCAGATGAAATCAAATGCTTTGATGATTTCCATGCCAAATATGGCAAGTATATTAGTGCCGCAACTGAGAAATAAATCGGTTTAAGGCTATTTGACACCTCCTTCGGGAGGTGTTATAATATATACATACAGTAAAGGAGCATCGATGTCACATACAGATCCAATTATCGACAAAATTATCGTAGCCCGTGTGGGTCTACTACTACGCCATCCGTTCTTCGGCAACATGGCTACACGTTTAAAAATTGAAGAAGGCTCCGAGTGGATGGGCACTGCCGCTACAGACGGGCGCACTATCTATTTTAATCGCAAATTTTTTGAACCGCTTTCAGTTAAGCAGGTTGAATTTGTAATTGCACACGAGATTTTGCATAATGTGTTTGATCACATGGGTCGTCGCGAAACTCGCAACCCACGCATTTTTAATATTGCCGCAGACTATTGCGTAAACGGACAATTGGTGCGTGATCGTATTGGTGAACATAAAATCGATGGCATTACAATCTTCCATGATCCAAAGTATTATGGTATGGGTGCAGAAGAGATCTATGACCAAATCTATGATGACATGGACGAGGAAGAACTTAACCAATTAGGTCAACTACTCGATGATCACATTGACTGGGGTGAGAATGGCAAAGATGGTCAGCCAAAATATTCTAAAGAAGAACTAAAACAAATTCGTGACGAGATCCGCGAAGCTACAATGCAGGCCGCACAAGCCGCAGGTGCTGGTAATACTCCTGCTAGTGTACAACGCATGATTAAGGAACTAACAGAGCCTAAGATGAATTGGCGTGAAATCTTGCGTCAACAAATCCAAAGCACTATTAAAAATGACTATTCATTTATGCGTCCTAACCGTAAGGGTTGGCACATGAACGCTATTTTGCCAGGCACACAATATGACGAGACAATTGATATTTGTGTAGCAATTGACATGTCAGGTTCAATTGGCGACGAGCAGGCTAAAGATTTCTTGTCCGAGATTAAAGGCATTATGCAAGAGTACAAAGACTTTAAGATTAAAGTTTGGTGCTTTGACACTAAGGTCTATAATGAAGCAGACTTTGATGGCTATAACATCGACGAGTTCGACTACTACGAACCAATGGGCGGTGGTGGTACTGAGTTTGACGCCAATTGGGAATACATGAAGGAACATGATATTCAACCTAAAAAGTTTATTATGTTTACAGACGGTTATCCTTGGGGTAGCTGGGGTGATGAAAATTACTGTGATACAGTATTCATTATCCACGGCAATGATAAAATTGTTCCACCTTTTGGTGAATTTGCATACTACGAGTTCTCTAAGGAAACAGCATAATGGCATTAAAGAATGGCAAGCCTAATCCTTTAGATTATTACAATCTACGCAGGGTTGAGTTTGCCTGCCCTCATTTTAAATATACAACTATAGATAAATTCAATCCACAGCTAGCCAAATCTATCGACTCTTGGATACGTAAGAATTTAAATAATAGGTACTATGTAGGGCAGGGCATTACATTAGATTCAAGCAATACGATAGTTTATAATACACGTATTGGTTTTGAAAGTGAAAAGGAACTTAGTTTTTTCACGATTGCATGTCCGCTCCTACAAAGTAGATAATTAAATTAGTACTTTAAGGAGAACTCTAAATGAGTGATGAAACTACACAACAACCAGCACAAGCGGCTGATACTACTGCACCAGCAGGACAAAATTCTAACGAATTAACAATTAACGATTTGCAAGCAATGAAAGTTATCATCGATATCGCTAGTTCACGTGGCGCATTTAAGCCAAATGAAATGGTTGCAGTCGGTCAAACTTACAACAAGTTAGAATCATTCCTAGACACAGTAGCAAAGCAAGCCGAAGCACAAAAAGCATCCGCACCAGCAGGAGCTTAATATGGCCGAACTAAAACACGTGGCTCGTGTTAAAGCTACCAACAAAAAATGTTTGGTAGCTTATCGCACTTTGCCTGGCGATGCACACCATTGCCTAATTGTTCCAACAGAAAATATGCCTGATATCTTCCACGATGCTATTATTAATCTAGTAGAAAGTGGTAGTGGTCAAGATGCATATGAGTTTGCAGATGCTTTAGATCGTAATCAATTTCCAGATGGCAGTAATATGTTACGTTGGTTACATGGTAATGGTCGTCTAATTAAAGCACCTACAAGCGACATCGAAATGACACCGGCTACTAATTTTGGTATTTTGTTATCCGAATTAAATCAAATCATTGCTGAACAACGTGGAGTTGCTATTGATGATTTGTCGGTTAAAGCAGATACTAAAGAAAAAACAGAAGCTCGTCGTATTGAAGATGTAGCAGAAATTGATACACCAATCAAATCCGACGCTACTGCTAAACCAACTGCAACTGTAGAAGTTACAGCACCAGCAGAAAATTCTAGCCCAGAAGATCAAGCAAAGTTCTATCGTAGCCAAGCAGATCGTTTGAGCAAGCAAGCCGCTGAAATGCGCCGCAAAGCCGAGGAGTTGGTTCCGACCAAAAAAGCAAAGTGACGAAATCGGGAAGAAATCTTCCCAAGGACGTCATTAAGCATTGGCCAGAAGTCTTCGGCGATGTACAGTTAAATGTAGTACCCTTAGGGTACTTACATACCGTACTGGTTAATTTTAAAGATGGTAAAACTTGGGAAATAAAAATAACTCAAAAAACCAAGCGAGATGGATGGCATGCCTTCGAAAGGAACTTGGCCGAACTGGTTAAAAATTATGAAGAAAAAATTAGTGATATCGATTTTAAATTAGATACAAATCGAGTTAAGAAAGATATTGAACGTAGTACACAGAAATTTTTACGAAAGAAAAAGTTATAATGAATGTTAGATTACTTAGTTACAGCCAGCCAACTGAAGAATTCACTAGCATGGGAATCTCTGACGCTCAAGAGCTTATTGCCTTCTGCGCCAGAGTTTCAAACCCAAGCAATCAATTCAACACAGAAACTAGCGAGAAGCTTATCAAGTATCTCATCAAGCACCAGCATTGGAGCCCACTTGAAATGGTCTCAGCTTGCATTGAAATTACAACAACTAGAGACATTGCCCGTCAGATCCTTAGACACAGAAGTTTTAGTTTCCAAGAGTTTAGCCAACGCTATGCTGACCCGACAAAGGATCTCAACTTTGTACTTAGAGATGCCAGAAAACAAGACCTCAAGAATAGACAGAATAGTGTAGAGTTAGATCCACATAATAACGATGAAGATCGATTTCTTGCTTATCAGTGGGAACGTATGCAAGAGCTAGTGATTAAACAATCACGTGACGCATATGAATGGGCTATACTAAAAGGTATTGCCAAAGAACAAGCTCGTGCTGTACTGCCAGAAGGATTAATTGAAAGTCGTTTATATATGAATGGTACGCTACGTAGCTGGATTCATTTTATCGAATTGCGTAGTGCTAACGGCACACAAAAGGAACATCAGGAAGTTGCTATTGCTTGTGCAAAGGTTATTGCTGAGATTTTTCCACTTGCCACTGATCTTGTAGCCAAGTAAAATCATTTATTTTAGACAGTGCCTCCGGATTGGAGGCATTTTTTTCTCCATACCACCGACCAGCTAATGCACCCGAATAGGCATAAAATCCGTATTCAGCATTTTCATTCAAAGAACACCAAACATCTAATCTAGTTAAAGATTCGTCGTTATTGATTACTGCTAATTTACACGATTCCCTAAATGCCGATTTCCAGGTACTAAACGGATCTGTGTTAAAAGCTGTAATATTACTAATAGTATCCATTGCTTTAAATTTAGTGCTGATACTTGTAGTCATATCTACTGTATTAGTATCCATTGTTAGTGTAAGATTTTTTGGTAGTAATTTGACTCCTCCATAACCGTAAGATAAATTGTTAACAGGATTTAAACTACGCCAAACATGCACTACATCTAAATCCCAATCTGGGACTAGATAATCGAATTTAAAATCATTTAATATAATAGCATCTGCATCTACTACCCAAAACATTTTAGTAAACGATTTCTTGGCGGCCGCTATATGTGCCTGATGTATGCCTTTAACACCATGCACACGTTTTGCTAGAGGAAACTTTGTTTTTAAATCATTAAAATTTTCCTCTGCATAAAGCTCGTTATAACTGATAAAAATAATATCGTACATTAGAATTTTTTACGTACACTACGTGGCATAGGGCTATAAACAGTTTTAAAAAACTTACTGCCAGCGCCATCTAAATTGGCAATTTCTAATTTAGATTTCGCCATTAATTCTTGGGCAAGAAAATTTATGTATTTGGTTATTTCTTCTGGTTCCGCAAGTGCATGAGTAGTTCTCCAAAATTCACTTAGACAATCAAAATCACGCACATTAGCGTAATCCCAATCAGTTAAAAGAGTTTTATAAGCTCCTTCTCTAGCTCCTAGTATTGACCAAATACCGTTCTCAACATCGGCACCGACACTTGACCAAATTAATAATCTATGATAATTTTGCCACCAGATTTCACTAATATTGTTTACTTTAGCACCTTGCACTAGGCACATTTTAACACCTTCTCTGAATCCTGCTCTCCACGCTTGCTCAGGAGTTGCGTTGGTAAAACTTTCACTATAACATTCATTAAACTGATAATAGCGTTGATCAAAACAAAACTCAACACGACCTTGCACATCATCAGGATCTGAGTTTTCATGTGTCTTCATTTCGTTAACAAACTTACGTGTCCATAATTTGAGACCACCATTTCCGTATTTTAATCCGTTAACATGAACATTACCTGCCCAGCTAAAAACATTTTCGTCTGTAAATTGTTTTCCATCTAGTTCAATTTCTACTTCTAAATATTTAGGATCAATAATATTATCACCATCCACTGTTGTAAAATATTCAGTTTCGCTTAAAGCCGCACAGGCTTTATGCGCCGCATCACTGCCTTTAACTCCATGAACACGTTTTGCCCAAGGAACTTTAGTAAGCAAATCTGCATAGTTTTTTTCAGCATTGGGTTCATTATAACTGAGAAATATAATATCCTGTTCTATAACTTTAATTGTTGTCATGGGTAATCCTTAATTGCTTGCTACGAAAAACAAGTGTAGTTGCTATATTAATTTTAGATATATCTAGTTCGAGATCATTTTCAAAAATTACCCCTACGCATGTATTTTCACATAATTCTTTTTTATCTACTATTATAGTTCTTATTAAGAAATTATAGTCAGTTTCTAAGATAATAAAAAAAAGAAACTTTTCAATATCTAATTTATTTTTAAATCTTAATTTTCCGGATACAGATAAGAAAAAATTCCACACTTTATTAGTCTCGTTCCACTCTACTAATAATTCAGGATCAATTATATCTTTAGTTGGAATAACTTCCAACATAGTATTTTTAAATCTTGGAACACTATCTACGAGAGAAACTAACTGCAAGGCAGTAGAATTTTCATCTTCTACTAACCCTAAAAGATAGTCGCTAAATTTTTCTTTACCAGTTACTAATTTTTCGTATGTAGAATAATCGATTTCAAGATAATCTTTATAGAGATTTATTTTTTCATTTGTAACAGATAATAATTGTTTTGTGTCAACATCATAATATGCATAAAATACATCAGGAATATGCTTAGGTGGAGAAGCTATTTTTTTACGAGCCATTTACTAACTCCTTTAACTTATCAACTAATTGTTGATCCACAATATCTTTTTCTACATAATGAAATATTTTTTCTTGTTTTATATTTCCAACCAAAAATTCTCCTTTAGAATTTAATACAAAATTGGCATAATTTCTCCAGGATACCGGAACAGTATCCCACCCCTGTATAGCAGATTTCATGTGTATAAATTCTAAAGGATTTGTTTGATCAATAGCAGAATCTTCCATACCAGAAATAATTAATGCAATAGCAGTAGCTAAATCCATGCTTATCCATAATTGAGGATCAAGTGGAGCAAAATTTCCTCTACAAAATTCCCAATTATTAATTACAAATTCTAATACTTTGTAAAATTCAAAACTAGTTTGATTCTTTTTAAAATAATGTAATGCAAAATAAGGATTAGGTAAATTATTAGATATAAATGTTTTACGATGATATAAATCTTGTTCTATAAATTCTAATTTATAATTCCGAATCTTACTACAAAATTTAATATCAAAATTACTACAAAAATCCCACCATAAAGAAATATCTGCCAAAACTAGCATATCGGAATCCAAAACTATTGTTTCATCGTACGGTGTGGTATAATATAACTTCCATCGATTTTCTGCTTGAAGTGGGCTATCTTCTACTTCTTTAAACCAAGGAATAGGAATTATATGATCGAATAAAGATTTATATTCATCAGGTACAACGTTATTAGTTACTAAACTTACATTTTTAATTACTTTTTGACTGTATTTTATGCTAAGTGCCAGCACACACGCCTGTCGAACATAATCAACTGAATCTGTATTCTGGGCAAAAATTAAAAATCCTTTAGACACCTGAACCACCATCTATAAATCTACTAAGGCTTAATTTGTTCATGACATGCACATCCAATCCATTAGTTTTTGTAACTAGATATTCACCTAAGTGATCTTTTTTCTGAGTTATAAATTTCATTTTTACACCATCTGCGCTTATTAATACATCGGTATCCATGGCGTAAACCATCTTACCGGGAAGCTCAATAGCAAAATCATTCTGCATTTTACCTCCCATAATATGTATAGCTATACTAAAAGCAAAATCATTTCTATAAGTATTAGAGGTTATGTTATATAGTAATCGATAATATTGCCAGTTTTCCTTTATTTGAGTAATTAAATTAAAAAATAGTTCCATGACAGTTGTTTTTTGAAATATAAAAACTGTTGCCCAGAAAAACGGAATAGTGTATTGATTGATCCGTTGAAACTCGGAATTATTTCGTTCAAAGGCAAGATCAAAACTACTTTGATAAATTTGGAATTCGTAGTCATTATCTAATGCAGATTTTAATATGTCAGAATTAATAATATAATCGCTGTCAATTACTAGCGTTCTATCATAAGGAGTAAGATTAAAAATATTAGTTCGATTATGATTTTTCCATACCAATGACTTTGAACTTAGTGCGCCGTCGTAGAATTGCTTTGTAGATGTTTCTTCAACGTATCCTATTTCTATAATTTTGTCAAATGTATGATTAGGGAATGCCTTTAACAAATAGTTTTTACTGTCTGTTATTATACTGACAGGAATATCTAAATGTTCTTGTATCTTACTAGCCGCAAATATAGCTAATTTTATATAATCAATAGATGCATTATTTTGTGCAAAAATTACTGCGCCTGTAGTCATAGCTCGACAATATCTGAAATTTTTCTCTTGCTTCTTAATTCTGCATATTTGGCAGCATAATCATTTGTTGACTCAAAAAATTTCAATGAGATATCATCAAAAAACTTTTGTACATCGTTGACAATAACTGGCAAATTATTAGAATCTAAGAAAGCTACATCTTCGGAATAACCCAAGTCTAGAACTGTTTTGGTAAAATTAATCAACTCAGGGGTGATTTTAAATGTGGCGCCGTTGATATAGTATATCAGCTTTTGGTTGTATTCTTCTAATATTATTCTGCGTTGATTAGACAAGGTTGCCATATAATTGGCAACAGCAAACGCTTTTTCAATTCTTTCATCCATAGATAACTCCGTAGTATACGATAATATACTACTTTAATTATCTTGTCAAGAGGTTAGAGTATTAAGGTCCTGAAGTAGTTACACTTGGAACGTATCCGCCAACAGTAACATTTGAACCAGAAGCATAATAGCCTTGGACTACACTAGTTAAGGTACCTTCTACGTTTTCGTCCGTTCCCCATGGAGGATTTGGCTGACCTGATAAGTCCTTGAACGAAAGTGTAAATGTAATAATACTACCAGTTCCATCTACTTGTGCGTAAATATCATATTGGTTTGGAGTATATGTAGGACTACTAGTCGATTTAGTAAACAGCGTTTGTGGGCTTGTAGTTAGTTGATAAAATCCAATACTACTTGCAGGAGTGCCCGAACCAGTATTTGTAGTACTATTATAGTTCATAGTAATAGTACCCATATTGCTTAACAAGGTTGCCCAATCATTTCCTTTGGCTTGACTACCGTCCGATGGAATATTTGATAAACTTGCACTAAATTGAATAGTACTGCCTGAGTTAAAATAGTAACGTGCATTTGTATTGCTACCAAAATTAAGAGTTACAGTATGATTAATTGTACCATTCCATGCACTAGATCTAGTACCAGTTGCCAATGTAGCCAATGATGCTTGTCCCGAAGGAGGAGTAACTAACGCATTAGTTTGTATTAGCTGTGCAAATGCATAATAAGCCGCACGGTCATATTCTCTAACTAATATGCCTGTAGTTGGTACTGTTAAATTTCCACTTTCATTATTACCAGTTTGGTGTTGTCTTGCCGCAAGTAAATCGTTTCTTAATGCGGCCCAATCAAGGTGACTGATTTGTTGGCCGACACTAACTTGGCTGCTTGTAACTGATTGTCCGTAACCAAGTGTTCCTGAGCCAGAACCTAGCACAGTAGCCACTATCGACTGTATCGCATTAAAGTCACTAGCAAGTATTGGGGTACCTTGTCCAGCCATTTTTTATCCTTTTTAAACTTCTATTTTAAAGTATTACACATTCTACCAATGTTTCAGCTGTGTTAGCACAATCTTCAAGTGCTATAGCAAAACAAACAGGTACAGAATCATCTGGGCTAAACATAACACTCATGCTTACAGCTAAACCATTTCCATAAGATGCCATTTGATCGCCTTTACTACAACCTCCAACAACTCTAACTGGAATACGTCCTTTAAGTGCTACATATTGACCGCCTTCTAATGCAGAATTCATTTTATAAGCTGGATTAGTACTAATAGCTCCGATTGGTTTACTACCATAAGTTGCGGCTACAACTTCAGCTGTGCCGCCAACACATACTACTGTTCCTGGTGGATATTCTTCTTGAGTTAAATATTTTTCTGCCAAGTCAGCGTAATAACTTGTTGTGCTTGCGCCATTAAATGTGTTAGCATTAATATTGCCGCTACCATCACGAGCTACAACTGTTCCTGGACTTGTTGAAACACTACCTGCATACGCGGTTCCACCAATAACTAAATTATTAGCGTTAGTTGCTGTTCCATAAAAGTTAGTTGCTGTTACGCTTAACCAAGAATAATTTGAATTACCTAAATTACTTGTTGCAGTAACACCCGGCAATACATCTGCATTTACTAATTGTAATGGTGTTAATGTTGTTGCATTGTTTGTTGTTTGGAAAACAATAGTATTATTACTTTCGTTTTGAATTGTAGGAGTACTACTGTTGTTATTGAATACACGCAAACGTGCAACAGGATTACCAACTGTATATCCTACGTCTGCAAAGTTAACAACTGTACTAAAAGCCGCACTACCTGCTTGTACATAGTTGCTAGCTAGTTGACCGCCTAAACGATCTGAATTACTTGCTGTACCCCAGAATCTGTGAGCACTTTGGGTTTGACCAAGTTGTGAACTGTTATTTGTATTAACTAAAGTTACACCTTGTTGTATTTGAGTAAAACCAGTAATAGGATTTACAGTACTATCTAATGTAAATGCACTATCAGCACTAATAATAAAAATAGTCTGACCGTTATCAATAGCTTCGATTACAGTATGGCTAGTACCAAATGTGTCTTTGACGCTGGTACTTAACATTTCTGTTGTACTAGAACCTGCAACTGCCTGTGGACCAATTAGGGTAAAACTACTTCCACCCCATGCAAACAGCTGATTTGTTGTAGTATCAAACCAGAAATCACCTATTGTTAACCCGCTAGGTGCTGTAGTTCCAATTTCTGCTCCACCTGTTGTACGGAATTGAGTACCGTCCCAGAATTTTAATTTACTATTTCCGCTGTCAAACCAAATTTGACCAGTTAAAGGGCTTGCAGGAGCTGTTGAATTAGCAAAATTTTCTAGCAAATAGACAAAATTTTCGTTCTGAATTGCCCCGTAACCTGCGTAATTTTTACCAACCAACTTTAAGTCGGTGGTTGCATCAACAGTACCGTCAGCAACTGTTACAAGTAGCGTCCCGTTATAGTGATTGATTGTATATGCCATTGCTCCTGTTTCCTTATTCTTGAGTATTTATCATTATTTTAACTGTTTACCAGCCGCTATTTAGGACCGCTCTTTTCCAAGTATTTGTTGCTACGCAAACGTAAATGTACGATGAATCCCATACAATTTGTCCTGTTGTTCCTGTACTTGAACTAGTTGCAGGAGTATATGTGCTTGTTACATTTAATGCTGGAGTTGTTACTGAAATTGAACTCTTGATAGAGCCTGTAACGTCTAAACCAACCTGAGGACTACTATTAAAGATACCTACAAATTTGCTTTGTGCATTTACAAATATCGCCGGGCTTAACCCTGAGCTACTTAGTGTAGATATTTCAAAATTTTGGTTTGCTGTGTTAGATTGTATCTGAAATAAAGTAGTAGTAACATTAATTTCAGTATTACTACCCGGTCCTAATATTAAAGATGGATTAAGAGCGTTATTCTGTATAGTCAATGTACCATTACTAATAGTACTATTACTAGATGTTGTTACAAAGCTAGTTGCGGAAAATAAAGTTACGCCATCTGGCCCTAATAAATTGCTAGCAGTTAATACTGGAACATTAAATTGCACACCTGTAAGTGTTCCTACATTGAACCCAATGCCAATATTTCCATAAAATCCAGTAATTGGGCTAGCAGGAATAAATGCTTCAGATGCAAATATTCCTAATAAGTTACCACCATTGTACAAATAAGTAATAGTATGAGCAATTTTATTAGTATCTATTATAGTATCTACAATAAAGCCACTTTGTCCTTGGCTATTTGTATATGCAGGGCCTGCTAGTATATTAGCAACACCATCATTAAAATATAATTGCCCCGTTCCGCTGTCAATCCATAAGTCTCCAGTAGTTAAACTACTAGGAACGCTAGAACTAATTAATGTTCCACCGCTAACTACAAATTGACTGCCGTTATAAACTTTTAATCTGTTTTGGGTTGTATCAAACCATAGTTGTCCAATAATAGGATTGTTTGGTTGACTGGTATTTGCAAAATTTTCTAATAAACGTACAAAATTATCATTAAAGTATATACCATAACCTGTGGCGTTTTTACCAATTAATGTAAGATCAGTAGCTGTTTGATTAATTGTTCCGTCAATTAATTCAGTTAATGTGTTGCCGTTTGTTAATTGTATTGAGTAACTCATTATAGTACACCGGTAAAAATTATGTAATTAATAGTCTGGTATGGATTCATTACTACTACAGGAGTTGCATGACTATTTGATATCACACTTCCGCTGTCTGTTAAGCCGTATCCTTGACCACTTTGTGACGTTGCTGTTAATCCTTTACCCGAACTAATGTTAGTATTAGGATCTGTTGCACTATTTGGAGCACCAACAGCATAAAATTGTTGTACGCCATCATTAAGATTATGTTTGTGATCTGGTAAATTGTTTGGACCTAAAGTAACTGTGTTACTTCCGCTACCAGCACCAACTGTATCTGCGGTAACATCGGTTACTCTATTAGCTACACCGCCGCCAGCAGTTACAAAACTACCAGAACCATCTTTATTTGGAACTGTTAGTGCGTTATTCATGTTGTCTGCACCCAATGGAAAACGTCCACGCAAGTCTGGTAGTGCAAATGTACTTAATCCAACTAGTAACCCCGGTGCTTTATATGTGTATTGTATTACAGCAAACAACGCAGAATACTTGTTAATCTGCAATTCACTACCGTCACATAACAAATATCCATTTGGAACATTAGTTGCTAGTCCTGCATAAGGAAAAATACAACCAATTGGAACAGTAGCCACATGATTCATTAATACATTTTTAGTCATACTGATCAAACCAGTACCACTTCTGTACACTAAAAATGTATCAGTTGGAATCGAATCAGTTGCGGCTGTTTTATTTGTAATAATTGACTGGTTAATGCTAGTTGTAAACAGCTGGGTGCCAGTTAATGACTGACCGTTGAATTCTAATCCATCGCTGGTTACATCGCCTTGTAACTGTAGTACAGTAGTCGATTGTAATTTTGCCGCACTGGCCGCTACACCTTGACTACCTGTTAATGTAGCACCATTGAGTGTACCGCTAAAGTTACCGCTAAATGTTTGTGCAAATACGTTTCTAAAAGGTCTTGATACAGATCCAATGTCGTATGTGTTGGCTGCACTATCTGATCCTGGTAATATTACACTTGCCGCTACTGGGTTGTTATCACTATCTAAATAATTAATGTAATTTTGCCCGTAAGTAGTAACATCGTCACCGAAGGACGACTTCTTAGCAACAGATAATCCACCTGCTGTTTGAATACTTGCGCCTCCCGGATCGAACGGACTACCACTAGTTGCATCGGTGTCACTAGTACCTTGTACTATTAATCTTCCTGGAACTGGTTTTGTAGTTGTAGGAATAGCTGATACAAATTTGATAGTTGCTGTTCCATCTGAAATATTTGATCCAGATGTATCAGTTGGGCTAACGGTTCCTGTAGTTCCAGATGTTACTACTAGATAGTAGTTCAGTCCTGCGGCAAGATATTGCCCAGCAGTAACGGCTGTTAAATTTGTCCAAGAAATAGCTTGTGTAGTAGGATCATCTTTAATGTATGCGCCACCAATGACATCTAATGTCCCTTGTGGACTAGTGTTACTATTACCTAAGCCTAGTTTAGCATCTGCTGTAAGATGTAATGCTGTGTTTACTGTTCCGTTATTGTTTAAAGCAATTTCAATTGGATTTCCGCTATTTTTAGAATAGAACAAAGTAGTATTGCCGTTAATACCAATATTAAATCCAAGGTTAGCACCGACTGTTAATCCGCCATCATTGCGAATACTAATTGTATTGTTAGCAATAGTAGCTATATCACTACGTAAAAAATTTGAACTAGGAACTGCTGTTCCGCTTATTAACAATGCATCTGCTGAACTAGCAGTTCCCCATAATGCTGTATATTGACTTCCTGTATCAGCAGATGATTTAGTACTAGCTACATTTATACCAGCATTAATTGTCGGATACCCTGCTATTGCGGCTTTAGGAGTAAATGCATCTTCACTTATAATAGCTACTCGATAACTTACTGTAGTGCTTGCACTACTACTAGCATATATGGTTACAACATTATGGCTAATGTTGGCTGTATCTACGATTGATTCTACTACAGGTCCAGACGTTAAGCCTGCACTATATTGAGGACCAACTAAGACCCAAGTACTTCCTGAGTATAAAAACAACTGACTTGTATTTGTATTAACCCACAAATCGCCAGCTAGAGCAGAAGCTGGAGCATTAGTTGCCTTTTTAAGACTACCAGCAGGTTGCCATGTGGTGCCATCGTATACTTTTAATAAATTAATACCGCTAGCAGTATCAAACCATAATTGTCCTTGTACAGGATTAGTTGGTGCAGTATCGTTAGCAAAGTTTTCCAACATGTGTAACATGTCACTAGCTACTACTGATGCGTAACCTGTATAATTTTTACCTACAAAATTAATACTGGTAGTACTATTAATAGTACCATCAGCAACTGTAATTGGTGGTTTGTCAGGATTATTAGATTGTGTAAATGTAACTTGATAAGTCATCTATTATACTCCTACCAATCCAGTTAAACTTTGAATACGTACTGTATAATCTATTTGAACCAGTCTGTTAAGACTTTTTAATACAGGGTGAAAAATAACATGTGTTAGCAATAATGACGAACCGTTACTATTGTAAGCCTGCAAACCTAGTTCATCAAAAACAAATTGACTGTTGCTGTTGTTTACCACATCGAACGCACTTTGAGTGCTTGGCTCACCGTAGTCTAACAAACAAGTTACAAATAAATCTGTATAGTTTGTACCAGTAGTGTGTCTTGTTTCAATAAAATTTCTAGTAGGATCTGTGTTGTTTGCACTATTTTGATTAACTACTTTTGCGTATGTTTGATTGTAAAGACTAGCATTTGTTCCGCTAGTATTTGGTGTAAGGTATGTAATAATTCCTGTTGGATCGATACTTGTTCCGCCATTGCCAAAAGCCATATTGTAAACAAAGCCGTTGCCGCTGTCTGCTAGACTTTGTGCTAAAGCTACACTAATATTTTCGTAGTGAATTGCATTGCGTTTGTCAATGTAAATTTCTTTAGATTCAGGGTCATATATCTTAATATGTCCCTCAATATGTATTCCTGTTGCGTCTTTAGTCTGCATATCAATCTCTCTTTATCTTATATTTATCCGTATCAATTATGTGCTAGTTTAACTATCGAGCACCGGTAGTTTTTCTTGGATAAACTGCTCCAGATGTTGGGCGGAATCCGTAATTATGTTTAGGAAAAGTTACATTAGGTCGAAGTTTTGAATATAAAGAAGCCCCAATTGGTGGGCCTAAACCTGTTACACAATCCCATCCTGTTGTTCCTGCATATCCTGTAGTAATTACATCATTATTAGATCCTACTGTAATATCATAGAATGCACTAGGATTAGAGTAAAAAAGTGTGTTATAGTCAACACTAGATCGTTGTACACCTGTTAGTTGCTGAAATCTAGCTAACATTCCGGCCATCACAGGACATGCTAGACTAGTGCCGCCGTAACCAGCGGCCGATCCATTAAAATATAATGCATATACATTCATTGGAGCCGAAATATCAGGAACTCCTCTTACAGTTAATGATGTAGGGCTTCCTGTGACTCCGTTTGTAATTTTTGTATAGTTTAATCCAGTTTGCCAACTTGGTAAAGAAAACAATGTGCTCAGGCCACCACCGCCTCCCCAAGTTGTTCCAAAATTTGAATCTCTATTATCATCTGTTTCTGCTGACCTGGCGTTGGAACCCGTTAGTGTAAGTTTTGTTCCGCCTACTGAAATTACTAACGGGCTCGATTCTGGATAACCAACCGATAAACTGCCAGCGCCTGTGTACCATTCAGACCCTGAATCTCCAGATGCAATAAGTATTGTTTGTTTGTTATTAAGTGCCGTAGAAAATTGTGTTGATAAGAAATCACTAGATTCAGAAGTTCCCCAACTAATGCTGATTATATGGCAACCATCTGCTATAGCTTGATTGATAGGGCTTGTCCAAGTTTGCCCAATATATATTGTAATGTTAGCCTGAGGAGCAATAGTAGCTATACAAAAAATATCAACAGTATTTTCACCGCTGGATCCGTCAGTAGAACTAAAAGTACCGGATGCTCCATCAAACAATTTTTGTTGTATTGTTGGAACTGTTAACGAAGAAGAAATTAATCCAGCATTTTGTAAGTCCGCAAAAGATTTATTAAGATCGCTTTGTAAAAATCCGCCGCCTAAACTAATAATTCCAATTTTAACTCCATAGCCAGTACTTGCAGGCAAACCGTATGCCGTGGCAATTTGAGGTGGTGTAAGATATCCGTTAACTGGCAATGCATTTGGCACTGCCCCTGTATTAGGATCTGTTATATCTATTGGAACAAGGTTAGCTGGTTTAAAGTCCATATTATATTTCTAATTTAAGATAAGTTAATGTCACAGTAATAACTTGGCTTGATCCATTGTTATTATAAATTTTTAAATAAGTTGTTGCACTAATAGTAGGATCTGCATTATAACCATAAACTGCTGGTGTAAAATATGTTGTAGTTGCTGTAGTAGTTATTGATTCAGCAACAACGCCGCTACCTGGTGTTGGGTCTGTTGTTATTGATCTTGAACTATCATTTGATTGTGCAGTTGCACTTGTGTAAACAGTTACCCATGCGCCAGCAGATGATTGAATACTATATAATGCATAACCTTTTGCCATTGCAG